AAAGATAAACTTGCAAAAATGCAAGCCGAATTAATAAACTTAGATACTAAAAAACTTAGAAGTCAAAGATTATTACAAACACAAATTACAACTGCTTTAAATGAAGAAAAAGCAATAAAAGAAAAAAAAGAAGCAGATGCTCAAAAAGTAATTGATGATAATAAAGCTAAAGCAGATAAAAAAATAGAAGATGATAAAGCAGCAGAACTAAAAAGACTTGAAGGGTTAAAATCAATTAAAGATGAATTTGAAGCAATGGTTGCAGAAGAGAATGCAATTAAAGAAGAAGAAAAGGCAATACTTGAAAAAGAAAAAGCATTACAAGAACTTGATGATTTAAATGCAACAGAGGAACAAAAAGCAGCAATTATAGCTTATTGGGATAATCAAATATTAATTGGTAAAAAGAAAGATACTGATACAGAAACAGCATTAAATAAAAAAGTTTCAGATGCTAAATTAGATATTGCAAAAAGGTCAATGGCATTAATAGGAGAGTTAGCAGGTAAAGGTTCAGCAATAGGTAAAGCGATGGCAATAGGTCAAGCAACAATATCTGGTATTGAAGGTGTACAAAATGCATTTAGTACAGCACAGGAAAGTCCTGTTACTGCTGTATTTCCTGCATATCCATATATTCAAGCAGGTTTAGCAGGAGCATTTAGTGCTTTACAAATACAAAAAATAGCCTCCACTAAAGCAGATGGAAAAGGTGCATCTGCAAGTCCAACAGTAAGTGGAGGTGGAGGAGGAGCAGCACCTGCTATGCCATCAGCACCACCTGCCTTTAATGTAATAGGTCAAGGAGGAACAAGTCAGTTAGCAAATGCAATAGGTGGACAAGAAAACCAACCAACAAGAGCATATGTAGTTTCAAATGATGTTACAACAGCACAAGGATTAGAAAGAAATATTGTAGAGGGAGCAACAATATAAATACAAATAAAAAAAATTAATACGTTATATTATTATGAGAATTATAGAATTGATTTTAGATGAAGAACAAGAAGATTCAGGTGTTGAAGCAATAAGTATCGTGGAATCTCCTGCTATTGAAGAAGATTTTGTTGCTCTTAAAAGTGAGGAAATAAAACTCGCTGAAATATCAAAAGACAAAAAATTATTAATGGGTGCTTTACTTGTGCCAAATAAACCAATTTACAGAAAAGCAGGAAAAGATGAATATTATATTTATTTTTCAAAAGATACAATATCTAAAGCTTCACAATTATATTTAAAAAATGGTAATCAAAATAATTCAACATTAGAACATCAACACGAATTAAATGGATTAACATTAGTAGAATCTTGGATAGTAGAAGATTTAGTAAAAGATAAAAGCAGGTTATATAATATGAATGTTCCAATAGGTACTTGGATGGGAACTGTAAAAGTAAATAATGATGAAGTTTGGAACGAGTATGTAAAAACAAATAAAGTTAAGGGTTTCAGTATTGAAGGATATTTTGCAGATAAAATGGAAAGTCCAAATGAATCAGTTGAAGAAAAAATGGAAATTGAAAATAGTAAAATACTTAAATCAATAAAACAAATACTTAATGAGAATAAATAGAAGAAGAAATATAGGACCAGGAAGTCCAAATTATATTCCTGCAAGAAGTTCACAAAACGGAGGGCAAAGAGCCTGTTTATGTCCTGAAGAAAATACTTATTCTCGTGAATGTTGTGATGGTTCTATATGGGCACAAGGCATAGGTTCTATAACAAGAATTACTTGAAAATACAAAATTAAATTTAAACCACGTTATATAAATAATTATGAAATCTACAGAAATGTTAAATCAAATTAAGACACTTTTAAACATAGAAGTGAAACTTGAAGAAATGAAATTAGAGAATGGTACTATTATTGAATCAGAATCTTTTGAAAAAGGTAAAGAAATTTTTATCAAAACAGATGATGAAAAGGTAGCTATGCCAGTTGGAGAGTATATTCTTGAGGATTCAAGACTATTGGTAGTTGAAGAAGAAGGAATTATAGCAGATATGAGAGATGTATCTGATGAAGTTCCAGAAAAAGAAGAAGAAGGCAAAGAGATTACAGAAGATTTAGAAGATAAGGAAGATGGATACAAAGATGATGGAAAAGAAGCAGATGTAGAAGATTGGGCAGGTATGGAAAAACGTATTAAAAACCTTGAAGATGCTATTGCTGATTTAAAAGGAGACAAAGAAAATAAGATGGAAGATGAAGAAGTTGAAATGGAAGAAGATGAGGCTTCAAGACAACCTAAATCAAGAACAGTAAAAGAAGAATTTAATGAAGTAGAGGAAAAGGTAAAAGAAGAATTATCTAAACCATCTACTAACCCTATTAAACACAGTCCAGAAGGAAAAGAATCTGGTAAGGTAAAAGGTTTTTTACATTCACAAAAAAGAATGGGAACAGCATTAGACAGAGTTTTATCAAGATTAAATAAATAATAATTAATAAATAAATAATAAAAAAATGAGCGCATACAACTATTTATCAAATGACGTAAATCGCAACCAAGTTGCACAGTCATACTACACAGCAACTGGCGATATTTCTGAATCAGATTTAGGAAATGACCATAATGTTGCAGTAGATGCTTTAACTATTGGTATTCCTTTAATTACTTCAGGTAACTTAGGTAGCACAATATTCTTTAGAAACACAGGAGCAGATGCTGCTGTTAAATTAGTAATTTCTCCAAAAAATACAAATAAAATTATTGGAAGTATGACACAAGCTGCTGCAGTATTTAGTGCATCAGGTGCTTTAGGAAAAGATTTAGAAAATACTAAAGCAACAGCCTTAAAAGGTGACTGGGTAGCACTTAGAGCAGTATCATTAACAGAATGGTATATAATCGGAGGTCAAGGAATATGGGTATCAGAATCATAATAATTAATAAATAAATAAAATAATAATAAAATGAGTAATTTAAAAAACGTACAACTTGCGACTGCTGTAAGCATCACGACAACTTATGCAGGGGAATTTGCAGGTGAGTATATCGCTGCTGCACTTTTATCTGCAAGTACAATTAATGATGGTGGTTTAACTGTAAAAGCAAACATTGGTTATAAAGAGGTAATTAAAAAATTAAGTACTTCTGCTTTAGTTCAACCTGCTACTTGTGATTTTGACCCAACGTCAACAATTACTACAGTTGAAAGAATTATACAGCCAACTGAACTACAGGTAAATTTACAGCTTTGTAAAAAAGACTTTGTAAATGACTGGGAATCTCAGCAAATGGGCTTTGGATTAAGTCAATCACTTCCTCCAAAATTCTCTGACTTCTTAATTGCTCACGTTGCTGCTGAGGTTGCTCAATCAACTGAATTAAATATTTGGAAAGGAGATACTGCTGCTGCTTCTAATAATTCATTTGATGGGTTTGAAAAACTAATTGCTGCTGCTGCTGCTGCCGGAGATATTCCTGCAGGACAACAAGTTGCTGCTGTAGGTGGTGGTGTTAATGCTGTTAATGTAATTGCAGAATTACAAAAAGTTGTTAGTGCAATACCAAATACACTTTATGGAAAGGATGGACTAAGAATATATGTACCATCTTCAATAGCTAAATTTTATGTACAAGCACTTGGTGGATTCTCTGTTGCTGCAACATCAAATGCAGGTGTTGATAACAAAGGTACTCAATGGTGGAACAATGGTTCACTAACAGTTGATGGAGTTCAAATCTTTGTATGTCCGGGTATGTCTGACAATAAAATGTATGCTGCAGAAGTTTCAAACTTATACTTTGGAACAGGATTACTAAACAACAACCAAGAAATAAGAGTTCTTGATATGGTTGATTTAGATGGTTCAAACAATGTAAGAATGGTTATGAGGTTTACTTCTGGAGTACAATTCGGAGTAGCATCAGACATCGTTGAATACGCTTAATAATAACTAAAATCTGGGTAAGTGGGATAAAACTTACTTACCCTTATTTATAAAAAAATAAAATAACTATGGCTTGTACAGTAACAACAGGAAGAAAATTACCTTGTAAGTCGGCATTTGGTGGAATAAAAACCATATATTTTGCTGATTTTGGTGGATTAACAGCAGTAACATTAACAGATGGTGTTGTAACAGCACTTACAGGTACTGTTGCAGGTTGGACTAAATGGGATGTAAAAGGTAACTCAAATTTAGAAACAACAGTAACTTCATCTCGTGAAAATGGAACTACTTTTTATACACAAACATTAAACGCAACTTTTACTTATTTAGATGCACAAACTCAAAATGAATTACAAGTTGTAGCGGTAGGAAGACCTTATGTAGCAGTTGAAGACTACTATGGCAATGTATTTCTATGTGGATTTGAAAATGGAATGGAACTAACCAGTGGCACAACCGTTAGTGGTTCGGCTCCAGGAGACCTTTCAGGATTTACCATTGTTATGGAAGGAATGGAAGAAACAGCACCTTACTTTTTAAGCGCTGCAACTTTATTAACTCCAGTTGATGGAGACCAAATAGACCCAACACCATAATAATATTTAATATATTAAAATCAAGCACTCTTATTGGGTGCTTTTTTTTTGCTTTTACATTTCTACAAAATAACTTAATTAATACGTTATATAAGTAATGATTATATTTAATACTGCTACTACTGCTCAAACATTTAAAGTAATTCCAAGAATATTTGGAAGTGAATTTACTATGTCTATTACAGATGATAGCACTAATATACCTGTGTATTATAATATTACTACTGCAACAACAAGTGGAAATTATTTAACATTTTCTCAAGCATTTAGTCCTGTATTAGTTGAAGGACATTTTTATGATATTAGATTTTATACAGATTATAATGTTTGGAATACAAATTATCAATTATGGGAAAATGATAATAGTTTTTGGAATATAGATAGAACAACTGATGTTACTCTTTATAGAGACCAAATATTCTGTACAAATCAACAGATTGACCAAATGGAAGATGAATATTATGATTTAAATTTGGATGTATATAAAACTTTTAATTCCTTTGATAATACATATAAGGTATTTTAATTATGAAAAAAAATAGAAAAAGAGATAGTTTAGGAAGATTTTCTAAAAATAGGTCAGAATTTAGTTTTGTTAATTTAGCAACTTATACTTCTCCTGAAATTTTAGAAGTTAAAAGTCGTGATTGGGTTCAATATGGTGCTGATAATAATTATTTTCAATTCTTAATAGACCGTTACAATGGTTCTCCTACTAATAATGCTTGTATTAATGGAATAAGTCAGCAAATTTATGGAAAAGGATTAAATGCTACTAATTCAAGTAGTAAACCGAATGAATATGCTCAAATGATAACACTTTTAAAACCAGAAATGGTACAAAAAGTTTGTTATGATTTAAAATTAATGGGTCAAGCTGCTATTCAAGTAATTTATTCTAAAGGAAGAAGTAAAATATCAATGTGTGAACATTTTCCTATCGAAACATTAAGAGCAGAAAAAGCCAATGAAGATGGAGATATTGAAGGATATTATTATTGGAATGATTGGACTACAATAAAGCCATCAGATAAACCATTAAGAATACCTGCATTTGGAACAAGTAAAGAAAATATAGAAATATATTATATAAAACCTTATAAAGCAGGTTTTTATTACTATTCTCCTGTGGATTATCAAGGTGGTTTACAATATGCTGAACTTGAAGAAGAAATAAGTAACTACCATTTAAATAATATAATGAATGGACTTGCTCCATCAATGCTTATTAACTTTAACAATGGTACTCCTAATCAAGAACAAAGAGAATTAATTGAACAAAGAATTGCACAAAAGTTTTCTGGCTCCAGTAATGCAGGTAAATTTATACTTGCGTTTAACGATAATAAAGAAAGTCAAGCAGAAATTACACCTGTACAATTAAATGATGCACATAATCAATATCAATTTTTATCTACTGAAAGTCAAAGTAAAATTTTAGTTTCTCACAGAGTTGTTTCTCCAATGTTATTAGGTATTAAAGACAGTACAGGATTAGGTAATAATGCAGATGAAATTAAAACAGCATCTTTATTAATGGATAATACTGTTATAAGGCCTTTTCAAGAACTTTTAATAGGTTGCTTTGATAAACTATTAGCTTACAATGATATTGCCTTAAACCTATACTTTACGACCTTACAGCCATTAGAATTTACTGAGGTTGATAGGGATATACAAGACAAAGAAGATATTGAAGAAGAAACAGGTGTTGAAATGGAAAAGTTTAGTCTTAAAATGATAGATGGTAAAAGAGCATATAAAACAAAAGAAGAAGCTGAAAAAATAGCTAAAGAACAGGGATGTGGAGGTTCACACGAACACGAAGTAAATGGTGAAGTCTGGTTTATGCCTTGCGAAAGTCACAATGAACTAAGTAAAAGTCCTTGTTGGGATGGATATGTTAAAAGAGGAACTAAAAAAAATTCAAAAGGTGAAACTGTTAATAATTGTGTAAAGGCAGAAAAATTATGTTGTAGTTCTGAATCTAAAGAAAATGATAATGAAGTTGCTGCTGAATTAATTGCATTAGGTGAAGATATTGATTTAAATTCTTGGGATGTAATTGATGAAATTGATGTTGATTACGATAACGAAGATAAATATGATGCAATACTTGATGTATTAAATTTTGAAAATGATAAAAAAGCTACAACTTTAAATAAAATAATAAATTTAGTTAGTACAGGAAGAGCATATCCAAATGCAAGAAGTAAACAAGATAAAAAAATAAAAGAAAATTATTTTAAAGTTAGATATTACTATTATCCAAAAAACAATGCAGGTGGTGTAACTAATAGTCCACGACAATTCTGTATTGCTATGGTAAGTGCAAATAAATTATACAGAAAAGAAGATATAACACGAATGACTGATAGACCAGTAAATGCAGGATGGGGACCTAAAGGAGATTCTGCAACATATTCAATTTGGAAATACAAAGGTGGTGGTAATTGTCATCATTCTTGGAGAAGGGTAACATTTAAAAGCAAAGAAGCAAAAATTAATGTTAAAACTTCAAAAGATATTATTGGAACAAGAGCAGCAGAAATTGATGGTTATACAGTAAGAAATGATTTTGAAGTATCAATACAGCCAAGAAGTATGGATTATAGAGGTTTTATGCCTGACAATCCTTGGTATAAAAAAGATGGTAGTTTAAGAAATCCAAAAAAGAAAAAATAATTATGGCAACACCACTATTTATAAATAGAACAGACTTAGTTAGAAATTCAATCATTGATGGTAATGTTGATACTGCGAAATTTATATACTTTATTAACATATCACAAACTATTCATATACAAAACTTTTTAGGTACAGAATTATATCAGAAATTTGAAGCATTAATTACTGCAGGTACATTAACAGAAGTTTTAAATCCAAATTATTATAATTTAATGATAACACATATTCAACCAATGTTAATATGGTATGCACAAGTCGACTACATTCCTTTTGCTGCTTACCAAATTAAAAATGGAGGTGTATTTAAACATACTTCTGAGAATAGTGAATCAGCTACAAAAGAAGAATTAGATTATTTAGTTGCTAAAGCAAGAGAATACGCTGAATATTATACAAGAAGATTTATTGATTATATGAATTTTAATCAAAACTTATTTCCTGAATATTATTCTAATAGTAATGATGATATTGACCCAAGTCAAGATGCAATATTTAATGGATGGGTATTATGAGATATAAACCAAAAGAAAAAAATGTTAAAAAACTTAAAATGTTTTTAAAGAAACAAAAAAATAATAAAAAATAACTATGGCAACTTTATTTAACACTAAAATATCAGCAACTTATCCTGGTCTTATTAAAACAATAGACAATGCTGCAATTAATGCTACTTTAAAACAATTAACTGATGGAGATGGTAATACATCAGGTATTTTTATGAATACAGGTGGTGATTTTAAAGTAACTGCCATATTAGAATTTGGTTCTTTAAAAGATACAGCAGAAAATATTATAATTACTAAATTTGTTGATGCTGCAGATGGTATTGGTAATAATGATAACGATACATCAATGCCAACAAGTGCAGCAGTTAAAACGTATGTAGATGCAGTTGTAACAGCTTCTGACCTTGACTTTTTAGGAGATACAAATACTGGTACACCTGCTGTTGATTTAGATTCACAAAACTTTAGTGTTTTAGGAACAACTAATGAAATAGTTACAAGTGGTGCGGCTCAAACCTTAACTATAGGGCTTCCTGATAGTGTTATAATTAGTGGAACTTTTACAGGTACAACCTTTGCAGGGGATTTAAACGGAACTATAAACACAGATACTACAGCAGTAACACAAACAGCAGGAAATAATTCAACTAAGGTTGCCACAACAGCCTATGTTGATTCTTTAGATGCTGCTTCTGACTTAGACTTTAGCGGAGATAGTGGAACTGGAGATGTAACTTTAAATACTCAAACACTTGCAATTACAGGAACTACTAATCAAATAATTACTGCTGCTGCAAATCAAGGGTTAAGTTTAAGTTTACCTGCTACTGTTCACAGAAATTTACAAGGTAATGTAACAGGGAATGTTGTTGGAGATTTAACTGGAAATGTAACTGCAACTTCTGTTCTTGCTGATGGGGTTACAGCAACAACACAAGCATCAAGTGATAGTTCTACAAAAGTAGCAACAACTGCTTATGTAAAAGGTTTAGATAATGCAAGTGATTTAGACATAACAGGAGATACAGGAACTGGAGATGTTAACCTTAACACACAAACATTAAACATATTAGGTACTACAAATGAAATTACAACTGCAGTAGTTAATCAAACTGCAACAATAAGTTTACCAAGTTCAATTAGTGTAAATGTTGTAGGAAATGTTACTGGAGATTTAATAGGTAATGCAGATACTGCAACTAAATGGCAAACTGCAAGAGACCTTTCATTAACAGGTCAAGCAACTGGTACAATTTCAAGTGTTGATGGAACTTTGAATGTAAGTGGTGCAGTAACTTTGGATAATAACTCAGTAACTGCAAAAGTTTTAACAGGTTTACCTACTCCTGCTGCTGCAACAGTATTACCAACTGACTCAATACTTGAAGCGTTTGGTAAAATGCAGTCACAAATAAATACTCAAGCGAATGGATTACAATTTCAAGGTTCTTGGGATGCTACAAATAACACTCCAATTTTAGGTTCAGGTGGTGGAGAAGCAAATAGTGGAACTACAACATCTACAGCAACAAACAAATTAATACAAACAGGTCAAAACTTTACAAGTACAGTTACAGTTGGAGATAAAGTAATTAATCAAGTTGACAGACAAACTGCATTAGTAACAAATATAGATAGTAATACAACACTTTCTTTAGATGCAGATATAATGTTAACTGGAGAAGCCTATACAATAGATAATTCTCCTTTTATAATTCAAGGACATTACTATGTAGTAAATGTTGGAGGTACAACACAATTAAATGGAATTTCAGAATGGTCAGTTGGAGATTGGGTAATTGCAGGTGCTAATAATGAATGGACTAAATTAGACCATACAGATGTAGAAGGTGTAGGAACAGCAGGAAATATAGCTAAATGGATAAGTACAGGAACAATAGCAGATTCTATAATTTCAGAAAGTGGTGCAGCAATAACAGTTACAGGAAGTTTAAGCACGACTACAAATCTAAATTCAGGAAGTAATTTTGCAGTAGCAACAGATAAATTTACAGCTAATGCCACAACTGGTAATGTTGCCTTTTCAGGCGATTTAGCAATTAATACAAATAAGTTTACAGTAAATGCTACAAGTGGAAATACTACAATAGCAGGAGATGTAAGTTTGCCAGATTCTAAAAAATTAATATTAGGAACAGGAAACGATTTAGAAATATACCACGATGGAAGTAATAGTTATATAAAAGACACTTCAGGCACAGGAGATTTAATAATTGACACAAGTACTTTTAGATTAAGAAGTGCTAATGGTGGCGAAACAATGATTCGTTCTTTTGAAGATGGTGCAGTAATTTTATCTCATAATAATACTGATAGATTAGCAACTACAAGTACAGGGGTTAGTGTAACAGGGAATGGATTATTTTCAGGAAATGTAACAGCAGATAAATTAGTTGTAGATGGTGCATCAAATAGTAATATATCTCAATTTGCATTAACACGAACAGATTATTCTTGGGGTATATTTAATGAAACTAATTTAAGATTTTATGTTCAAAGTGGAAACACAACCACTCCAAGCACACAAGTTCTTGAATTAAACACTTCAGGAAACGCAACTTTTACAGGAACAATAGAAACAACAAATGTTGGCATTAATGGATTTATAACTCATAATGGAGATAGTGGAACTTTTATGGGTTGGTCAGCAGATGATACTAATGTGTTTTATACAGCAGGAAATGAGCGTTTAAGAATTGATGCATCTGGAAATATAGGAATAGGAACTGATTCGCCTGGTAGAAAATTAACAATAGGAAATGCAAATGGTTTTGTTAATAATCAAATATCACTTCTTGATGGTGGTGGAACTGAACAAGCAACAATAGCTGTAGAAACTACCACAGCAAATGACCTTCTTGTTGCAAGTAAAGCAAATTTAAGGTTTTTTACAGGAAGTACTATAGGCGGTAGCACCACACTCCCAACCAATGAAAGAATGCGTATTAATTCCACAGGAAACGTCGGGATCGGGACGACTAGTCCACAAAGATTATTACAATTAAGAAGCACAAATCAAGCAACTGGTATATTTTTAGAACGTACTTCAAATTATGGTTTTGTTCAATACAATGAAATTGTTGGTAGTGTGGAAACTTATCATTTAGGGTTTGTAAATAACAACAATTTTTCCTCTGATATATTAGTTGCTAATGAATCCGGTAACGTCGGGATCGGGGTGACTTCGCCTGCTCACAAGTTACAAGTTAATGGAGATTCCACGGTAAATGCAGGTGGTAAGTTTGGTTGGGTATATAATCCAGGTGCAGATAATAATATGTATAATTACATAAAAACATCTATTACGTCTGGGCAATCTTATGCCGCTGAACCATTAGAAATATCTGGTGCAAGATGGACAGGCGGTAACACAAGAAGTGTAATTTTTACTCATCAAACAGGTGGTGAAATTATGACAATAATGACTGGAGGAAACGTCGGGATTGGATCAACAACTCCTGCAACTAAATTACAAGTTGCAAATGCTGGTGAAGTAATAGTTAGATCTTCAATGACAGCTGCTGATGGTTTTAGAGGTGGTTTTGAAGCTGACAACCAACATACTGGAGGTACTATTTGGTCAA